GTCTATCTGGACCTTCGCCTGGCCGTCTTCGGTGCCGGTCACCTTGCCGTACCGCATGGAGACGAAGTTTCTGGACTCCAGGCGGGCCACCCTGGCTTCGAGGTCTGCCCAGTTAACCATGGCAGACCTCCGGGGCAGATGCTAGTGCACCAACTGGATATTTGAGATGCGTATCCCTGTCACATACCCACTGGCGGTGAGACTCCAAGGGGCGTTTACCAATATATAGAGAAGCAGCCCAGACCAGAACCTTGGCTTCAGAATCCAAACAAGAAGAGCTAGTACGGCGAGACTCCACGCGATCATGCAATATTCCGGAGAGGCATCCCAAAAATCGGGATACCATTTTTCCCAGAAGAACGATGCCGGCTCTCCCATAATACGACCAGGGAACTCCCACCAGATGAGCAGCGGAAGCGCCAAGGTGACCGCCCATCGCGCGAGTATGGGATGCTTCGCTTTCATGGCTAGGCATTATAGCTCACCCCCTTGAAGCACTCAACAACCTGAGGCCTGGAAAGCACGAGAAAATCGCCTCCCTGTCCCCTGCGCTTTCTAAATTCCCTGAAATAGCCATTGCGCATCTGGATGTACGATTCGTCGAACAAATCAACCTCAGCAAATTTCTTGTCTCTGCAACTCCAGAATCCAAGACCAATCCATTCATAGTTGTCAGAATCAAAGTTGAACACGTCATGGACGAACACGGCAACCTTTTCGACATGCACGACATGCTTGACAACGACGCCGTCCTTTTTCACGGGCTCAACCCAGCCGGAAGCCAATGCACGGAGAGTGCATTTCTCAAGGGCGGCGAGAAGGCCGTCAACTCGATTCGCTGAAACGTCATACCCTTGAATCTTTGCGTGCGTGTAGTAATTCTTCTCCAAATGTTGCCATTCGCTAGAGATATAGTCGAACGTTTCCTTATTATAAGTAAACTTTCCATCTCTATTAAGCATCTTCGTAAGTTCGTTTAGCGCCGGATTGGAGATAATGGTGCCTTCAACGCTCACAGCCCCATCACAAAGCTTCAGGGCGAATTCGTAGTGTGCACGATACGCCCTCTGGAACTTCATCACCCAGTCCCAGTCCACCCAGACCGGATCGTATGCGGACTCGTCCTCAAGCGACCGCTGGTAGGCAAGCGCCTTGCGGCTGAACCAGTGGCGGAACATCTGCGCCAGATAGGTCCAGCCCTGCCGGTCCTCTTCCTTCTCCTGCCTGGCGCTCATGGCCTCGGCAATCTCCGGGAGGCAGAGCATAACCTGCTCCCTGCCGGACAGCGCGTTGTCGCCGAAGCTGGCCAGCTCCAGGAAGCCCTTGACCCGTTCAAACGCCATGACGCCCAACGCGGCCGCCCGCAGGCACTCCCTGACGTCCCAGAGCCGCCGCTTCTTGCCGGCGGCGTCCTTCCGGTTCGTCACCTCGATGCTCTTCATGACGGTCACCTTGTCCTCCTTGGCCCGACACTTGCTCAGGTCCAGGGTGGTGGTGTACCCGCCGGCAAAGCGGTGGACGGCCTTCTTGACGAGGTAGTTGCCGGAGAAGGCGCCGAAGCCGGTCAGCTCGACGACGTCGCCGGCAGAGAGCTCAGGGTTGCCGAGCATCTCGATGGAGCACGTGTTCTCCTTCTCGTTCTTCTCCTGCAGCTTGGCCTTGGCCTTCCTGGCGGCGTCCTTCGGACTCTCCGCCCGCTTGTCCAGCATGATGGCCTTCTCTGCAGACTCTACCTGCCTGTCCACTGAGCTCATGAATTCTTCCCCTTCTCAACCTTGGCCTGAGCGGTTCCCGCCGTGCCGGTCTTCGTCTTCGAGTCCTTCGACCTCTCGGCCTTGACCTCGGCGAGGTGCGTCTTCCCCTTCTTCGGGTCCGTGTACCGCGCCCTGGCCTTCGTGTAGCCGGTGTCGGCGCTGGAGCTTTTGAAGCTCCAGCGCTTGGGCGAGTACATGCTCCCCAGCATGGGGATGCTCATCTTCGGCTTCTGCATCTCGGCCTTGCGGGCGTCGCGGATGACGAGCTTCCCGTCGTGCACCTTGAGGTGGAGGCCGTTCTCTTTGCACTGGCGGGCGAGGAAGCCGAGATCGCTGTCGCCCCGCTGGTCCTTGCGCTCGAACTTCACCTCGTCGCCCTCGTACTGGAGCTTGAGGCCGTTCTCCTTCGCAATCTGGCCGGCGACCGCCTTGACGGACGTGCCCTTCCAGGCGCGGTTCTTCCTCGAGTCCCTGAGCCCGGTGGTCATGGCCGAGGTGAGCGCCTTGAACCTGATCAGCATCGGCGGGCCGGAGTACTCGATCTCGTCGATCTTGAAAGTTCCGCAGGGAAGCTTCAGGTCCTCCCCGGGCTTCTTCCAGTCTCTGCATACGATGGTGCACTTGACCTCGGTGCCCTTGGCAGGCTTCCACTCGTTGCACCACCGGCCGTCCATGTCGTGGAGGGTGAACTGCAGGTCGTCGGCCTCGCCGTCGGCGTTGTCGGTGTACGTCAGCTCCTTGAGGTAGGCCGCCGCATAGTCGGTGGCGTCGTGCCCGCCGATCCAGAGCTTGACGGAGACGCGCCGCGCGCTCTCGTCCTTCTTCCTGTCTTCGCTATTCGCCATCGCCGGCCACCCATTCCGGGAGGCCGGCCGTGCTGGCCGGAACCTCCGCGTCAGGAACTGCAAGGTCTACCCCCGCGGGGAAAAGGACGACGTCGGCATGCTCCGGGTTCGCCTCCATCAGCTCCCGGGCCATGGACTCCCGCCCCCAGATGCGGTAGGCGGCCGCGTCGAACGTGTCGCCCTGCACGGTGCGGTACAGACTAGCTTCCAGCAGCGGCATACATCCTCCTCACCTGGTCGCCTACGATATTGGAAATCATGCTCTGCAGCTCCGCCTGATGCGACCTGACCACGTTCATCACGCCGTTGGCGAAGTCGGCGGCAGGCATGCCGTTGATGGTGAACGTGAAGTTCGCCATGTTGTTGATCACCGGCGGAGCGGACGGTCCGGCGGGCTTCTGGGCGGACTGGGCCTGTCCGGCGGACTGCACAGGCGTCTCCTGGCGGACCTGCGCGGGCGTGACGGCGGCAGGCTTCGGCGTCTGGGGCACGGCATTCGCCGCCCTGGCGCCGGCGTCGCGCTGGGCGCGGCTGAAGTCCGCCGGCGACGGGACGGGCACGGGAGGCATCTGGAGAGACGACGCCACTTTCGCCTGCGCGCTGGAAGACTGCGCGGGCGTGACGGCGGCAGGCTTCGGCGTCTGGGGCTCTCTGCTCTTCTTCGACTGCGCCATCATGAGGTCGTAGTCTGCTCCCAGCCCCATGGCCTCCAGCTCGGCGCGCATGCCTTCGCCCTCGCGCCCCTTGCGGATGGACTCGGTCATCGGCTTGGCTATGGCGGCTCCGATCGCCGTGCCTATGGCCAGCGGAGCGGCAACCGTTGCGGCCGTCCCGAGAGCGCCGGCGGCGCCGGCGCCAAGCGTGGACGCCTTGGCGGCAAGCCCCGCGGCTCCGGCCTTGGCGCTCGTGCCGAGGGCGGCAATGGCCGAGGCGGCGCCCTTGGCGGCGCCGGCCTGCCCGAGGAGGCCGACAAGGAGCTTCAGGGGGCCGAGAAGCAAGGTCAGCGGGCCCATGAGGCCGTGGAAGGCGAGCTTCAGGACGGCGAAGCCGGCAACGGCGGCAAACACGGCCGCGCCCGCCTTAGCCAGGCCTCCCGCGAGCTCGGGGTTGGCCTTTATCCAGGCGCGGAGCTGCTCGATCCACGGCGTTATGGCCGCCACTGCCTGGTTGAGCATGGGCAGGAGCACCGAGCCCAGGGCAACTCCGACGGACGCCAGGTTGTTCTTGAGCTTGGCAAGCTCGGCCGCGGTGGTGGCGTTGCGGTTGGCGAACTCCTGCGCCATGGCGCCCTCGTACTGGGAGGGGTCGGCAGAAATTTCCAGATTCTTCTTCACCAGGTCGAGCTGGTCCAGGAGCGGGGCGATGGCGCCGATGGACTCCTTGCCGAAGAGCTCCGCCAGCATGGAGGACTGCTGGTACTTGGGGAGCTCCTTGATGCGCTTGAGGACGGCGAGGATGGCGGCCGGACCGTCTACCTGCATCTGCTTCGACAGCTTGATGACGTCGATGCCGAGCTTGCTGTAGGCCGCGCGCTGGCGCTTGGTTGCCGACGTGCCGGCATTCAGGCTCAGCATCAGGTTCTTGACGCCGGTGGCCGCGACCTCGGGGGCGATCTTCATGCTCACGAGCGTTGCGGCGAGGGCAGTCATGGGCTTCGCGGCCACGCCGGCCACGCTGCCGAGGGGGCCGATCCTGCGCACCACGTCGGCAATGTCCTTCTCGGCCGCAGAGCTCGTGTTCGCGAACTGGTTCATCAGGTCGAGGACGGACCTGGTGTCCTTGGCGTTCAGCTTCAGGGACGACTGGAAGCCGCCGATGGAGGCGGCCGCCTCCTCCGCGGACATGCCGAAGGCAACGCTCATCTGCGACGCCATCAGGGTGAATTCCTTCAGCTCCTTTGCGTCGGAGATGCCGAGCTGGCCGCCTGCGGCCATGATGGCGGCGATTTCCTTGTGGGACATGGGGATGGTCTTGCCGAGGTCGAGGACGGCCTCCTCCATCTCGTGGTACTTGGCCGTAAGCCTGCCCTCGGAATCCCTTGCGCCGTCGACCGTCTTGGCCACGTCGGCCATGGCGGCCTCGAAGTCCACGGCCAGCTTGAGCGGGGCCCCGAGAGTCATGGCCGGCACCATCAGGCCGGTCAGGCTGGCCATGGCGGCTCCCGCCTTGTCCCTGTGCGACTGGACGCGCTCCCTGATCTTCAGCGCTTCGGCCGCCCGCTTCTGCGCGGCGGCGACCTCGCGCTCCCTGCCGGCAAGCTTCCCGAGCGAGGCGACGTACTCGTCGGACTTGGCGCGGGCCCTGGAATACTCCGCCGTCAGCCTGGCCACCTCCGGCGTCAGCGCCTTGTAGGCGGCGTGAAGCCTCTTCAGGTCGGCGCCGGCGACGATGGACCCGCCGGCGGCCTTGGAGCGGAGCTCGGCCATGCTCCGGGCCAGCTCGGCGCGCCTTGCATGCACCTGCGCAAGCTCGCGCCCAAGCTGGTCCGCCTGGCCCTTGAGGGAGGCTCCCTTGGCGAGCTTCTTCGACTGCGCCTGGAGCTTTGCCAGATCGCCGGCGGCACCGGCCACCTTCGAACGGAGAGACCCGAAGGCCGACGCGACGCTTGCGCCGACGCTTGCCCCGAGGACAAAACTAACGCCTACTTCACCAGCCATCGGGCCCTCCGCCTACTCTACTGATCCATCCTGCGCTCAAGCCTTGCGGCCGCCGCGCACCACTCGAAGAATTCCTCGGAGTCCATCCCCTTCACCTCGCCGGCGCCCCACCGGGAGAACCGGCACAGCCAGAGGACGGACTCCATGAGGTCAGTCCTTGCCATCACCCTGA